CCAAATAAAAAGTTCTTTACCAAATGAAGATGATGAAACAAAAATTTACTAGTTTATTATTTATACTCCCTTTACTTTTACAAAGTCAGTTAATTGAAACTGACATTTTTATTGTTCAATATGATCAAGAAAAAGAACAACCTATTTGGGTTGAGTATAAAGTACAATGTCCTAAAGGAACAACATCAAGAACAGGAATGGATTTTTATACTGAAGATAATATCCATACCTCAGATAATAATGATTATAAAAATAATATTTGGGATAAAGGTCATTTAGCACCTGCTGCTTCATTTAATTGTGATAAAGAAACATTATATAAAACATTTACCTATCTAAATTCAGCTTTACAACATGAAGGATTAAATAGAGGAGTTTGGAAAGAATTAGAAGGATTTGAAAGAAATTTAGCTAATTTTTTTGAAGTAGAAGTTAGAGTTGAAGTTGAATTTTCAGAAGATAAAGTACCTGGGGGAGCAACTATTCCTTCTGGGTTTAGAAAAATATTAAAATTTGGAGATACAAAATATGTTTTTTATTTTCCAAATACCGATACTAAAGGAACTAAATGGATTGATTATTTAGTAGAATAAGTTATATGAAAAGTTGTATTTTAATTACTTCTCACCTTAATACTCCTGAAAAAATTAAGGCAGCAGAGGAAGCTCTACATAATTTTAAAGAAAAAACTAATTTACCTATTATATTCATGGGTAATTATCCAATTCCTGTATCTATTCAACATCTAGTAAATTATAGTTTATACACAGATGATAATCGTAGAGCTAAATCTCCTAGATATCTTAATTATAAAGGTAAAAGAATTTGGGATTATGGGTATCCTCATCTTGTTCAAATGTTAAATGGAATGACATTTACTAAAATTTTAGGATTTGAATATGTTCACCATTTTAATTATGATGTAGTTTTAGAAGAAGGTGAATATGAAAAATTAATTGAACAAAGTAAAGATGGTGATTTTTTATACCATGCTTGGGGAAATGATGGAATCTCAACTTGTATTTTTTCAATTAAACCTGATATGTTTATAGATGTAATAGGAAAATATTTACATTATTATGATACAGGTAATCCACCAGGGATTAGATCTGATTGGTTTGCAGAAATATTTTTGGAATGGGCTTTTCTAAAAGAATATCCATCACTTAATAATTATTGCAATATAAAATATAAACTTATTTCTGATAATTGGTAATAAAAAATTTGGATTACTGAAATAAAGGTCGTATATTTACGTTTTGAAAAGTTAGGTTATGTTCAAGATTGCCCATAGTAGAGCTCATATAGAAAAACGTTTAACTGAATTCCAAAAATTGAATTATAATCAATTTAGATGGTGGAGATGGTATGAGGCAAAAAATAAACCATTACCCAATAAATCTGATTTTAGGGACAAAATTATGAATGGTGATTATGACCAGGGCCCTTATTCGTTACAAGCACAATTATGTGAATATATGTTAAATGATCTTTATGAGGAATGTGCTCCTGATTTACAAAAATATTTAGAGAAATCTAAATTATTAAGTGCAAGAAGAAAAAGATTATGGGAGGATCATGAAAAGGATGAAAGTGGGAAATTGAATGATCTTATAGTAGCATTTACTAAAAATTTTCGTATTACAAAAGGTGAAGTATACGATGAAATTGATAAATGTTATGGGACTATTTTAGATTTATATTATCAAATTGAAGAAAATTATAATAAAATTCATATAAAAAGTCGCAGAGGACGACCAGCAAAAACATGGTAAATACTAAACAAAATAATGGCAACTCACAATTGAATTCAATTAGAAATGAATTTAATGATAGAACTGAAACTAAAAAATACATGGGTCAGGGAAAAAGAATGACTTGGAATAGTAGAAGGAGATTTAGAACAATTTAAAGTAATTAGGAAAATTAAAAACAATTTTGTATCGTATAGTTATATGAAAGTATCACACGAAGTACCTCGCTGTTTATTAACAGCATCTCCTGAATTTAATGATTATGATTATTGTTTACCTCATCTTTTAGATATAGATGAAGAGTATAAACAATATTTTTATAATGCTAAAAAATCAGGACGTTATATTATAATGGATAATTCCCTTCATGAATTAGGAGAAGCATATAAATGGGATAGATTACATTATTGGATTAAAGAATTAGAACCAGATGAATTTATAGTACCTGATGTATGGATGAATTATGCCCAAACACATGCTCAAGCTAAGTATTGGATAAAAATGAAATTTCCTGAAAATACAACCCTAGTAGCTGTAGTACAAGGTGAAAATGAAGGAGCAGCATATGGTTGTTATAGAAATTTAAAAGAATTAGGTTACGAAAAACTAGCAATATCTTATGGTGCTAGCTGGTATAATGATCTTCATCCCCATCCAAATAAAGATTTAGGTAAAGCATTAGGTAGATTATGTTTTATCAGTAGATTATATTCTTCAGGAGAAATTAATAAATTTGATAGAATTCATTTATTGGGTTGTTCAGTACCACAAGAATTTGGTTGGTATAGAGGATATAAGCAAATTGAATCAATTGATACTTCAAATCCAGTAATGGCTGCTTTGGAAGGTACAATGTATACTGAAAGTGGTTTAACATCAAAACCCAAAGCAAATATGAATGATCATTTTGATATTAAATTTATGGATATTCAATATGAGGATATTTTACATAATACAACATTATTTAGAGAAATTAACGGAATACCAAAAATAGAACATTATGGCTAAATTAACAAGAACAGTAAATTATTGCAACTTCAGATGGGAAGAATATATCTTAACAGAAGAGGAAGTAGCAAAGTGGAAAACAGGTGATGAAGATCTTCAACAAGAAGTTATAGATAATGCAGATTGGGACCTAGTAAGAGATAAACCAATTGATGATTACGGTGACGTAGAATTTGTAGAAAACTAATAATATGGCAGAAATAATAAAACATGCATTAGGATTTTGTGGAGAGCACTGGCATCCAAACATTTGGACTCTTCTTACAGGAGGGTTTGGATTAGTTGCTATTTATCATTATACTATATCTTATCTTAAATGTAAATTTACACATTTAAAATCAGCGTTTGCCTATACGCTTAATAATACCTGGCAAAAATTAATTAATTATTTTAAATCATGGCGAAAAATGTCGTAGTGTCCTTATCTGGGGGGATGGACTCCTCTACTTTATTACTTAGATGTTTATCTGAGTATGACAATGTAACAGCTTTATCTTTTGATTACGGTCAAAAACATAGAGTGGAACTTGAAAGAGCTCAATCATTAGTGGATTATTTAAATGCTAATGGTCAAAATGTTACTTACCAAGTAATTAAATTAGATGGTTTAGTTAACTTGTTAGATTCTAACCTTGTAGAAGGTGGAGAAGATGTACCAGAAGGTCATTATGAAGAAGAAAATATGGTAGCAACAGTTGTACCTAACAGAAATAAGATTTTCTCTTCATTAACTCAAGCTGTAGCATTATCTGTATCTAAAAAAACAGGTGATGAATGTGATATTGCTTTAGGTATTCACGCTGGTGATCATGCTATTTATCCTGATTGTAGACAAGAATTTAGAGATGCTGATTATGAAGCTTTCAAAATTGGTAATTGGGATGCTGATAAGGTAGGATTTTTTATACCTTATATTGACACAGATAAATTAGGAATTTTAAAGGATGGAGAAAATTTGGTTAATACGTTGGGTATTGAATTTGATGAGGTTTATAAAAGAACAAATACTTCTTATAAGCCATATCCTTCAGGAAATTCTGATTATAAGTCTGCTTCTAGTGTTGAGAGGATTGAGGCTTTTATTGCTCTGGGGAGAAAAGACCCTGTACAATATGAGGATGAAACTGGAGAAGTTGATTACGAAGTAGCAAAATCTCATGTAGAGAAATTATTAGCTGAATATGCAGCTTAATAAGGTAGGAAAGGTGGCAGAGTGGTCGAATGCACTGGTCTTGAAAACCAGCGTACTGAAAGGTACCGGGGGTTCGAATCCCTCCCTTTCCGCTAAATTTTAAAAGTTATGATACAAAATTTTAATCAAATAGAAATAGATAGAAACAATTTAGAACATATGCCTAATCAAAAATGGCATCAAATTATTAGTTTTATAAAGTCTGGAATCAGATTAGTTGGGTATGGACTTTTGCTATATAACTTGGAGTTTGCAGTAGGGGTTCTTATATTGAGTGAGTTAATTGGTATAATAGAAGAATTAGTATAATGAAGAAAATTTTATATTTTAGTGCAGCATGGTGTGCCCCTTGTAGAACATTGGGTCCTATTATTCAGGAATCTACTACAGAAGGAGTAGTATATGAAAAAATCGATGTTGATGCAAATCAAGATCTATCTATAGAATATGGGGTTAGAAATATCCCAACTTTAGTTTTACTAGATGAAAATGGTGAAGTTAAAGGTAGAAAAGTAGGATTACAATCAAAACAAGACATAATAAATTTTTATAATGGGTAAATTTCAATCAAGTAAAGTATTTGACGGGTTTAGTACAGTGTTCCGTCAATGGAAAGCAACAGAAACACACTGTAGATTTGTACATGGTTATGGTATTTCATTTAAAATTTATTTTGAAGGTGAATTAGACCATAGAAATTGGGTTTGGGATTTTGGTGGAATGAAAAGAGCCAAAACTAAAATTGATGGTATGTCTCCAAAAGCTTGGATGGACTATATGTTTGACCATACTTTAGTTGTAGCAGAAGATGATCCATTCAAAAATGCTTTTTTAGAAATGGGTGAAGCAGGAGCAGCTCAAGTTAGAATTGTGGAAGCAACGGGTGCAGAGAAATTTGCTGAGTTTGTTTTTAATAAGGTTAATGAATTTGTTAAAACTGAAACTGAAAATAGAGTTAGAGTTACAAAAGTAAAATTTATGGAGCATGGAAAAAATGCTGCATATTACAGTGAATAAAAAACCACTTTAAAAAATTATGGAACACAAACAATTAAAACGAATTGAAGACTATGAAAAAAACCTTCCAATTGTAGAATTATATACTGCAGTACAAAGTGAAGGATCCAGAGCAGGTTATCCTACAATAGTTATTAGAACTACTGGTTGTACCCATAGATGTTATTTTGGAGAAGGAGGATGGTGTGATTCTTGGTATACAAGTATCCACCCAGAAAAAGGTCAATATAATTTTAATGACATTATCCAAAAGTATAAAGATCACCCCCATATTAAGGAAATGATGCTTACAGGAGGTTCTCCTACTATGCATCCTGCTTTAGTAAATGAGTTAACACACTTTGCACATGAAAATGATATATTCATTACTATTGAAACTGAAGGAAGCCATTTCCTTCCTACTGATTATCCTATCAATCTTCTTAGTATTTCTCCTAAATTTAGTAATAGCGTTCCCGTTATTGGTGTTGCTACTCCTCAAGGAGGAATTACTGACGAAAGGATGGTTAAAAAACATAATTCGAAAAGGCTAAATTATGAAGCTATAAAACAATCAATAGCTTATCATTCGGATTTCCATATCAAACCAGTTTGGGATGGTAAAGATGAAGATGCATTAGCTGAAATTATGGATTGTATAGAAAAACTAGAAGTGTCTCCTGATAAAGTATGGTTTATGCCAGCTGGAGATTCGAGGGAAGCGTTATTTAAATCTTATCCTGTTTTATTTGATTGGGTAAGAGATAATGGTTATAGAATGACTTGGAGACCACATATTATTGCTTTTGAAGATAAAAGAGAAGTATAGTGGATAAGCAAGAAGCTCTTAGTATATTGGAGGAAATAGAAGAAAACGTAAATACTTGCTGTGCTATTACAATGGAGCCAGATGAAGTATTGGTATTAATAGATAAATTAAAAAGTTATATAAATGGAGAATAAACGTAGAAAACTACACGAGGACTTAGAGGTAGTACCAATTGGTTTTGCAAATGGAGTTGCACCTGGATTTCCTTTTACAGACAAAGAAAAAGAAAAAATGATAAATAGAGCAGAAAAAGCTTATGGTAAGTTTTTAGATGCCCTAGAATGTGATTGGAGAAATGATCCTAATTCCATGGAAACCCCTCGTCGAGTAGCTAAAGCTTATGTTAATGATTTATGGGCTGGTAGATACACAGCTATGTCTCCTATTACATCATTTCCATCAGATGGTTATGATGGTGTAATTATAGAACGTAATATACCATTAACTTCAATGTGTTCTCATCACCACCAAACAATTGGTGGAGTTGTACATATAGGTTATATTGCAGGAGAAGACGGTCAAGTAATTGGTCTTTCTAAATTAAATAGAATAGTAGAATTATTTGGTAGAAGAGGAGCTATTCAAGAACAATTAACCTCAGCTATCCATAATGCAGTAGATAAAATTACTGAAGGTAATAAAGGTGTAATTGTAACTATTGTAGGTACTCACAACTGTGTATCTTGTAGAGGTGTTAAACATCAAGGGGCAGCAATGGTTACAACTAAAGCATCAGGTAAATTTAGAGATGATAATAATTTAGCTCGTAAAGAATTTTTTGATAGTTTAAAAATTAATAACGGAGGACACAATATTTAAGTTATGTTAAGATTTGATGATACAAAAATATCAGTTAGTTGGTGGGATGTAACAGATCTTATTAAAGATTTAGCAGGAAAAATACCATTTGAAGTTCCATTAGCAGATTCAATTTATGGAATACCTAGAGGTGGATTAATCCCTGCTGTTATGTTATCACACCAAACAGGATTACCTTTAGTAGATACTATTGGAGCACATACTTTAGTAGTAGATGATATGACTGATAGTGGAGTTACTATGAATAAAATGCCTGGATTATACACAGCAACATTATTTCATAAACCTCATACCTCAATTTTCACCCCTAATGTATATTCTAAATTACATGAAGGGGATGAATGGTTAATTTTCCCATGGGAAAAACACGACTCAGAACCAATACAAGATTATTTAAATAAAGAAAAAAATGGGTAAACAATTAACAATTTTTGACGCATTAAACGATTACCAAGAGGCACCCCAAAGTGTACCTTTTGTAAATGAAGTAGAAATTTTTAATGCCACATTTGGCAAACCAAACAATTATGAACCAACAATACCAGAAAAAAAGGAATGGCAATTCGTATACGACTTTGTACTTGAAGAATTGGAAGAATATAGACAGGCTTGCGAAAACGGAGACATCGTGGAAATTTTGGATGCTCTGTGTGATATTGCTTATGTTTCCCTCGGGAACGGTGTTATGTTACACGGTCTTAAAGATAAGATATGGCCAGCCTATCAAGAGGTACAAGCCAGCAATATGTCTAAGTCTTGCAGCACTGAAGAAGAAGCCATGGAGACTGTCACCATCCGCTCTAAAGAACAAGCTGAGCCATGTCACTATGAGAAAGTGGCGGAGAGATTTGTAGTATATAGAACTCGAGATAGAAAAGTAATGAAATCAATTAATTATTTTAGACCAGATTTAAAACAGTTCTTTTAATGTATAAAAAATGTTATGCTACTAGATTAGGAAACAATAAATTTAAGATTCATTTATGGGACGAAGGTGGCTATGATGAAATCGAATGGTATAACTGTGCTTATCAAGAATGTTCTAAAGAGGAATCAACTCATACAGGTTTAAGTGGAGAACCTCTTCGTAAAATTTATAAATGGGATAAAAATACTCCTAATCTTCATTTTCATGATATAACTCCTTATCAAAAATTTTTAATTGAAAAATATGGTACTAATGATGATCCATCTACAGGCCATAAAGAATTATTTTTTGATATTGAGTGTGAAATTGGAGGAGCTTTAACTGAAGAATATATTGAAAGAGCCCCTATGCCTATTACTACAATAGCATACTGGGATAAATCAGAAGATCATTGGGTTATTTTAGTTCGTGATGATAAAGGTGAATTAAAGCGTACCAAAGCTAAAAATAAAGAAATTGTACCTTGTAGAACAGAACAAGAAATATTAGCTAAATTTTTAGAACGTTTTAGAGAAATTGATCCCGATATTTTAATTGGTTATAACAGTGATTTCTTTGATATACCTTATCTATATTATAGAATGTGTAATGTATTAGGTCAAGAATGGGCTGATCAATTATCTCCAATTGGTAAAGTAAATGCTAAAAAAAATAATCAATACTTTTTTAAACAAAACCAATTTGTAGATATTATTGGAGTTGAATCTTTAGATTATATGAGATTGCATAAAAAATATAGTTGGAAAGATGAACCAAGTTGGAAATTAGATGCTATTGGAGAAAAATATACTGGTATAGGTAAAGTTGATTATGAAGGTAATCTTGACCAATTATTTGAAACTGATCTACAAAAATATATCCAGTATAACTTTCGTGATGTTGAAATATTAAAATTATTGGATGAAAAACTACAATATATTGCTTTAACTAAAAACCTATCCCATAAGGGTAAACATAACTATAGTGAGGTTTATGCAAATAGTAAAACCCAAGATGGTGCAATCTCAGCTTATTTATTATCTCAAAATATAATTCCACCAGGTAAGGATCCTAATCCTAGAAGTAAAAAAGGATATGCTGGTGGTTACCTTTTTTGCCCTAAAGCTGGGTTGTACAAATATATGTTTGATGAAGATTTAACTTCACTATATCCTTCAATTATAATGTCTTTAAACATAGGAAGAGAAACATTTAAAGGACGTATTATAGATGCTGATGATCGTAATAATAGATTAGGTCTTAATGATTTAAAAGAGCGTGATCAAAATGAAGAATTATTAGTTGAAAATGCTAAAGGACGTCAAACTAGAGTTGATGTTGGTAGATTAATCTCTATGATTGAACAAAATAATTTAACATTATCTGCTAATGGTTCTATGTTTACTACTGATAGACAATCAACTTTATCTACAGTACTAGATAAATGGTTTGCTGAACGTAAATTTTATAAAGGTAAAATGAAAGAAGCATATACTGCTGGAGATAAAGAAAAAGGTGCCTATTATCATTTAATGCAATATACAATGAAGATTTTGCTTAATAGTTTATATGGTGCTACTGCTTTACCCTCATTTAGATATGGAATGAGTTTATCTATATTAAGTGAAGCAATTACTTTATCAGGCCACAGAATTATTCAAGAATCAGCTTTATGTGCTAATAGACATATGAATAAAGTTTTAAGAGGAGAATTAACATTATGAAATACGAAGTAGAAAGTAGACCTTGGGGCATGTACGAAGTATTATTAGATAGCCCTGAATGTAAAGTAAAAAGAATATCTGTTGCTCCAGGAGCCAGATTATCTTACCAATACCACACTAAAAGAAGAGAACAATGGACAGTAATTAAAGGTGATTTAACTATAGTTTTAGATGATGAAAAAGTATTTAGAAATACTGGTGAATCTATTACTATACCTTTAGGGGCTAAACATCGAGCTTGGAATGAAACTGATGATTTAGTTCAATTTATTGAAGTTCAAACTGGAGATTATTTTGGTGAAGACGATATAATAAGAATCGAAGACGATTATAAAAGAGATTAATATGGCTTTAAGTAAACAATCAATTAGAAAAAATATGAATATAATTGTTGATGGAAGAGAAATCAGCAAAGAAGAACTAATTTTAATTAGTGAAGGGTGGAGTGAAAACCAAGAAATATTTTTTAGAAAAATGTTAAAACAAGGAGGTCATTTTAGATTAAAAGGTTTGAAATTTGAAGTTGATATTGATTATAATCCTAAAATGAGATCTGATGGGTTAACAGATGAAGGAGTAAGACAAATCCCTGGTGAAGATGGAAGATTTTAATATGGAAAGTTTAGTTTCTAATGAATATAGAGAATTATTAGAACAAAAACATATTAAAGATAAAGGATTTTGGGGAGGTCATATTGATAGCAAAATTAAATTTATCTATAATTATGCTTTAGAATATAATTGTAATTCAATTTTAGATTATGGGGCAGGAAGTTCACATTTTATTAATGATATAAATAGATTATATCCAAACCATTCTTTTACTATTAATGAATATGAACCAGGTAGAAAAGAATTAGCAAAAGATCCACCTACAAGCGATATGACAGTTTGTTTAGATGTATTAGAACATATTGAACCAGAAAAAATTGATAATGTATTAAAACACATATATAATAAAACAAATAAAATTATGTATTTTACTATTTGTAATGTTCCATCATATAGTACATTTCCAAATGGTCAAAATTTACATTTAATTATAGAAAATAAAGATTGGTGGATGAAAAAATTATCAAAATATTTTGATTTTAGAGAAGAACCTCATATATTAACCACAGAATCCCATGTTTGGGGACTAGCAATAAAAAAATAAATTATGAAAGTAGAAGTATCAAATGGTGAATTATTAGATAAAATTTCAATTTTGGAATTAAAATTACTTAAAATTGAAGATAAAGAAAAATTAGTTAACATTCAGAATGAATTTGATGAATTAAATCCTTTATGTGTAGTTTTATTTGAAACATTTGGGTCTGAATTACAAAATTTATATCTTAAATTATCTAATATTAATGGTCAACTTTGGGATATAGAAGATTGGATTAGAGATTGTGAACGTGAAAAAAGATTTGATGAAGAATTTATTCAATTAGCTAGATCAGTTTATGTTACTAATGATAGAAGAAGTGAAGTAAAAAAAGAAATTAATATATTAACTGGATCAGGTTTAGTTGAAGAAAAATCATATAAAGATTATAAGTGAAGCATTTAGAAGAAACACCTTGGTTTATTTGTGATAAAGATGATACGAATTATTGTGCCTATGTAGACACTGATTCTAATTATTTTAACGCGGAACCTTTATTATTACATTTATACCCTAACTTTGAATCATTCTCAGATGAAGAGAAAGATGAAAAATTAGAAGGTGTAGCTTTAGCATATCAAGATATTATTACTGAGCATTATAATAATTTAGCTACTGATTGTTTTAATGTTAAACAATTTGAATGGTTTGATAAACCACATTGGCTTGAAATGAAAACTGAATGTGTAATAAGATCAGCTTATTTTAGAGCAACTAGAAGATATGCTCAATGGATTACTAAACAAGAAGGTATTGCTAAAGAAACTTTAGATATTAAAGGTTTAGAGTTTATGAAAGCAAATTTCCCACCTATATTAGGAGATTTCTTTAATGATATTTTACAACAAGTTTTAAAAGGAGAACAACATAAAAGTATTATTGATCAAATTAAATCATTTAAAACCCAAATTTTAGATGGTACTATCCCTTTAGCTAAATTAGGTAATCCTACTGCTGTTAAAAAATTAGATAAGTATAGTGGTAGTAAAGCTAGAGCTGGGGAAATGTTTACTGAAATATTAAAGGGTGCTCCTGCACCTGTAAGGGCAGCTATTCGTTATAATGATTTACTTAGATTATGGCAATTAGATAGAAAATATAATCTAATTACAATGGCAGATAAAGTAAAATGGATTTATTTAAAAGATAACCCATATAAAATAGAAGCATTAGCGTTTTTTGACTATGAAATGCCAGATAAAATAGTTGATTTCTTAGATACCTATGCTGATAGACAGAAAGTATTTGATTCAATATTATTAAATAAATTAGAAGGATTTTTTAGTGACTTAGGATGGTCTCTTAATTTAAATCCTTATGTAAATGCCTTAAAATCCTTTGAAATCTAAAATAAACTTCGTATATTCCCGTTATGATAAGTAAAAATCAATTAAGCAGTGTTATATCAAAATATTACCTAAATGGCCTAAATAATCAGGTTAAATGGAGAATTAAAGATAATACACTTACAATTTATGCTGGTGAAGCAGGTAGAGTATGTAAAGTGGTAGCTAATAATTTCCCATTAGAAGATTCCGAATTGGGAGTATTTGATACTAATAAATTAAATAAATTACTTTCTATTACTAATGGTGATTTAATTATTACATTAGAAAAAATGAAAGCAATTTATACTAAAATGCATATTCAGGATTCTAATTATGATTTAACTTATTCATTAGCTGATACATTAATATTAGGTAAAAATACTTGGTATGATGATCCTGATGAATGGGATATAAATTTAAAATTAGAAAATGAAGATGTAGATGCTTTAATTAAAGCTAAAAATGCATTAGGAGAAGTAGATTCTATGTTAATTACTACAACTAATGATTTTGATGGAAATTCTATATGTGAATTCATATTTGGTGATAATACAGGATTTTCAAATAAAATTTCATACCAAGTAAATGGTGGTGAAATTAATGATAATACTTTAAGTGTTCCATTTAATTCTGATATTTTTAAAGACATATTAAACAATAATAAAGATATGGATAGTTGTTCTCTAAAATTATCAAATACTGGGATATTAAAGATAGATTTCGAATCTGAAGACATTAAAAGTGAATATTTTGTTGCAAGAAACGAATAAATTATATATGTATAATAAACAAACATTTGTAGCTAGGGCACATTGTTATGTTTTTGTTAAACCGCGAGCTTAGGCCGCATAAATTTTAAATGATATGAGTACATTATTTTTAGAACGGAATCCGTTCGACATTTTAGTTAGGAATTTTTTCCAAGATGCTAGTTCATACAGACCACTAGCAGAATCCAAATTACCCCACCCAGTAGATATTTACGAAAGAGACAATGGTTTAGGCATTGATATTGCCTGCACAGGAATCTCCAAAGAAGATATTGAAATTCTTATTGAGGGTAATATAATCAGAGTAAATTACGAAAGACCAAAAGCTGAATTAGACGACGTCTATATCCATAAGGGTATTGCGAAACGCTCATTCAACCTAGGTTGGAAGATTGATAGTAAGTTCGATTTAAGCACTGCAACAGCTGAGTTTAAAGATGGGTTACTAAGAATTATTATACCTTATACCAAAGGTTCAGAGCCAAAAACTCTAAAAATTAAGTAATAAGTTTTATTAAAAATATGTGTCCTAGCACATTGTTTTTCGTATATTGATGTTACACTAAAATTAAAGTTATATGGCTAGAAAAGCAAAATCAATCACAACAATTTCTGATCCTTCAATGGAGCCTTATTTCATTACTAAAGATGACGTATGTTATACAGTAATGGAAAGAATCACTCCAAATGCTGATCATTTTAGATCTAAGGGTAAAGGAAAAGAATATACAAAACCACAGGGTTATTATCCTGAATTCAAACAAGCACTTAGAAAAATTACTCAATGTAAATTACATACAAGAATAGATTATGATAATCTTAATGAATTTTTAAGTGAATTTAAAACAATAGAGTCTAATATTAAAAATTATACAGATGGCCTTAGAAGCACTATTTGATGCGGTTATAGTTAAACCAATTGAAAATTCGGAAACAACTTACGGTAATATCATTGTACCTGATTTAGGTAATGAAAAAAATGAAATGGGTGAAGTTATTGCTGTTGGACCTGGGAAACCTACTATTACAGGTGAATTTATAAGTACTATTCTTCAAGTAGGAGATAAAGTAGTATTACCTACTATGGGATTTACTAAATTACCTTATAATGGAGATGAATATTATGTAGGTCCTGAAAACCAAATACTAGCTAAAGTTACAGCTACAGTAACTGTAGAAGATGCTTTAGCTGAAACCCAAGTAAGTGAAGAAGAAAAAGAAATGTTAACAGATATTTAATATGAGTAAACAAGTTATTTTAGGTTCTGAAGCAAGAACCAATTTAGTAAAAGGAATTGATACATTAGCGGATGCAGTAGTATCAACTTTAGGTCCTAATGGTAGAAATGTAGTAATAGCTAATGAAATGGGAGCTCCTCAATCAACTAAAGATGGAGTTACAGTGGCTAAATCAATTACATTATCTGACCCAAATCAAGAATTAGGAGTTCAATTAGTAAAACAAGCTGCAATCAAAACAGCTGAAAAAGCAGGAGATGGTACAACAACTTCTACTTTATTAGCTAGAGAAATGATTAAAGCAGGATTAACAGCTTTAAATAATAATGAAAATGCAGTTCAAATAAAAAGAGATATTGATACTACAGTTCAACAAGTAGTAGATAATCTTAAAACTCAGATAGCAGAAGATATTTCAGGTGAAGAGCAATTAGAACAAATTGCAACTATTTCAGCTAATAATGATCCTGAAACTGGTAAACTCATTGCTACTGCTATTGAGAAAGTTGGAATGGAAGGGGTTGTCCATATTGAAGAGTCAAAGACTGGAGAAACTTATCTAGAAACTGTTGAAGGGTTGCAGTTTGATAGAGGTTACAAGTCGCCTTATTTTGTTACAAATAATACTACAATGACCTCAGTATTGGATAATCCCTTGATTCTGATTGCAGACCAAAAAATAACACAGGTAAAAGATTTATTACCTATTTTAGAAGGTGTTTCATCACAAGCACGTTCACTTTTAATTATTGCTGAAGATATTGATAATGAAGCTTTAGCTACTCTTATTGTTAATAAAATGAGAGGTACAATGAAAGTGTGTGCTGTTAAAGCACCTGATTTTGGAGATAGAAGAAAATTAGTTTTAGAAGATATTGCTATTACAACTGGTGGTACAGTATTTGATAAACAAAAAGGAATGAAGCTAGACAAGTTCAGTTGGGATTGGTTTGGTGAAGCAAGAACAGTAACTGTAGGAAAAGAACAAACAACAATAGTAGATGGAAAAGGAGGAGTTGAATCAATTGAAACACGTATTGAAGAATTACAACAACAAATCGATAAAGCAACAACACCGTTCGAAACGGAAAAACTCCAAGAAAGATTGGCAAAATTTGTCGGAGGAGTAGCTATCATTCATGTAGGTGGAAACACTGAAACTGAAATGAAGGAAAAGAAAGATAGAGTAGATGATGCATTACATGCAACTAAAGCTGCTATTGAAGAAGGAATAGTACCAGGAGGTGGAACTGCATTATTATATGCTTCATCAGGTTTAGAAGCTAAATCAACAGGAGCTCAAATTGTAATAGCTGCTTGTGCTAAACCTTTTAGCCAAATTTTAGTAAATGCTGGTTGGGATGAAGTTGATGGTAGAATTATGGCTGATAATTTAGTTAATTCTGGTGATGATGCTTGGACTGGATTTAATATTAAAACTGCTAAAAAAGTTAATATGAAAGAAGCAGGTATTATTGATCCAACTAAAGTAGCAAGAACAGCATTACAAAATGCAGCATCAGTAGCTGGTACAGTATTGCTTACAGAATGTACTGTAGTAGATGAACCTAAAGAAGAATCAAACCAACCTCAAATGGATCCATCAATGATGGGGATGATGTAAAATAATTTCGTATATTATGGCAGATAAAATTAAAACAGAATTATTAGAAGAAAATGTGCTAATTGCTAATCGTGTTCCACCAGGAGATAGATGGCAATTAGCAGATGAACCTAATGGTAAAATTCATACTAGTTTGACTGATACATTAGAAGCGTATATGAGAAAAACAGGGTTTGCTGGTCATTATAGATTAGAACCTTTAAGTAGTAAATTATATGCTATATCAGCTGAAGAAGTTGAAATTAAACCTGAACCAATTAAAACATATTCCATATATGGCGAATACTCAGACCCAGACCAATAGTTTATTAGTAGAAAAATATAGACCTAATAAATTAGAAAATTATGTAGGTAATGAGAATATTAAGAAGTCTATATCTAAATATTTAGAACAGAATGATATTCAAAACCTAATATTTTATGGACCTGCTGGAACCGGAAAAACAACTCTTGCTAAACTCATTGTACAAAATCTTGATTGTGACAGCATTTATATTAATGCTTCGGATGAAAGAGGTATTGAAACAATTAGAGATAAAGTACAAAGCTTTGCTAGTGTGGCTTCGTTTAAGCCACTTAAGATTGTTATTCTGGATGAGTCTGATTTTCTTACTATTCAAGCGCAAGCTTCGCTCCGTAATATCATTGAAACGTTTTCGCGAACTACTAGGTTTATCTTAACTTGTAATTATGTAGAACGTATTATTGATCCTTTACAATCTAGGTGCCAAGTACTTAAAATTGTACCTCCAACTAAAAAAGATGTTGCTAAACATCTAGCTTGGATTATGGATCAAGAAGGTATAGGATTCGAAATGAATGAATTAGGAGCTATTGTAACACAATATTATCCTGATTTAAGAAAATGTATTAATACTATTCAACTATCTACTCAAGATAGTATGTTGAACTTAGATAAATCAGTACTAGTATCATCTAATTATATAGATAAAGTTATTGCCGAACTAAAAGATAAAGCTGATTTTAAAGCTATTCGACAAATTGTAGCTGATGCTAATGTAGATGACTTTGATGAACTATTTAAATCATTATATGAAAGAGTATCTGAATACCTTCCAGGTAAAGAAGGTACAGTTGCCATTCTAATAAATGATCATCAATATAAAGCAAATTTTCGTATTGATAAAGAAATCAATGCAATGAGTTTAATTTCAAATTTAATAAATAATAAATAACTATGGAACAACAAGTTCAACAACCTCAGATTGATCTGAAAAACACTAATGAAGTAAAAAATAGTGAAGGAGGATCTATTTTTCAACAAGGAATACTTTTAAGAAAAGTTTCTAGATTTGTAACTGGTACTGATAGTGATGCATTACTACCAATACCTGTATTTTATGACCCAACAACTAATAAAATTTTAAGCGATTCAGTCCCTAAAGAATTAAGAGAAGAATTAGCAGATGAGTTGCTCTAATATATTTGATTGGCTTAAACATATAAATCAATATAAAACACCCTCATCAGAATTTACAGATAAAGATTGGGATGTTTTTAATAGTTATATGATTCATAGGTTTATATCTATGGATAAAAGTTTAATTGAGGTAGTAAATTATGTTCAAGAATTTCCACCCCAAGAAAAAGTAATGATTTATAACATTTATAAGGAATTTATTCCTAAAAATAATAAATGGAATAAATACATTAAATCAAAAACTAAACAGCCAAACAAAGATTTAGTAGAACATATTAAAAATTATTTTGAATGTTCTTCTAAAGAAGCTAGAGAATATATTAATATTTTGGGGAACCAAGAAGTTAGTCGTATATTAAATCAAATAGGACTAGAAAAAAAAGAAATAAAACCATTATTAAAATGACACTAGAATTATACAATATGTTAAAATCATCTGCACAAGCAGATAAAGACAAAGCTTTATTATCATTAGAATTATTAGGCAACAAAGCCGTAGGAATTGGAGATCACTCAACTGAAGATTTTTATAAAAATGCTGAGGAAGCACTTGTAATGTTAGTTGATGCTGATGATAAATTATCTACATTAGAAAAATATTTTAAACCTAAAGGACAAGTTAATGGGTGATACAATATCCAAGTGGCACGAACTACAAGAAGAAAATATGAGCGATAGAGAAATTATGAACGCTAAAAGAGGTATAGACCAGTTTGAAGATTTTAAGGCCTACAGTGATGTAGTAGCCCATTTTGAAGCTGAATACCCAGAATTATCTAAAGAATTTAAAAATATTCAAAAAGAAATGTATGAAATGTTTGCTCGTAAACATTTAGACTATGGATTAAATAATATTGCTTTAGGAGGTGATTTAACCAATTCAGAAGACAAAACATTTTCACTTACTGGGCTGTGTATTAGGTTAACTGATAAGATTAGTAGATTAAAAAATCTTCTTATTAATGGCAAAAACTTTGTTAAAGGAGAAGGAATGGAAGACACGTTTATTGATATAGCTAATTATGGTATAATTGGTTTATTAGTAGGACGTGATAAATGGAAAAAATAAGTTTTGGCTAGAAAAATACCTAGAATAGTTAGGGAGATTAAAGGTAATCCTCCCCAAGAGATAAACTTTGCTTATCAGAAGAATGTCTCTTATTCGCAAATGTCTATATTTCGCGGTTGTCCACATCGTTGGAAACTTCAATATAAAGACAAAATAAAGGTATTTACATCGTCTATTCATACTGTATTTGGAACTGCTATACATGAAGTATTACAACATTATTTAGATGTAATGTTTGAAACTAGTGCTGCTAATGCAGATAGAATTAATTTAGAAGAATTATTTCAAGAAAAATTTATAGGTGAATATCAAAACCAATATAAGAAAAATAACAATCAACATTTTTCATCTGCTGAAGAAATGAGAGAATTCTTTGAAGATGGAGTTAGTATTTTAAATTGGTTCAAAAAGAAACGAGCTAGATATTTTACAAGAAGAGGATGGCATTTAGTTGGATGTGAAATTCCAATTGTTATTTCACCAAATAAAATGTATACCAACATAAAATATACAGGGTTTCTTGATGTTGTATTATATAATGAAAACACACAGACATTTAAGATAATAGACATTAAGACAAGTACTAAAGGTTGGAATGCTAGAGATAAGAAAAATGAAGATAAACAATATCAGTTACTTTTATATAAACAATTTTTTAGTGAGCAATATGGTATTCCTATTAGTAATGTAGATATTGAATTTTTTATTGTTAAAAGAAAAGTTTTAGATTGGAATGATGAGAATATTATGTCACCTCATCAAGCATATAGAGTACAAACATTTACTCCACCTAGTGGTAAAATTAAATTAGGACGAGCTAAAAAAGCTATAAATAATTTTATTAATGAATGTTTTAATTCAAATGGAGAAATTAAGGATATTGAATATCCAAAATCTGTTTCAAAATGGAATTGTATGTTTTGTCCATTTAAAGAAGATAAAGAAACGTGTGGAGAAGGGATAATTTTTTAGTATCTCCATATATTTATAGATAAATAATGTTATTAAAATAAAGATTATGAGTGCAAAAAAAGAAATGACACTTACAAGTGTTAAAATTAAAAGCGACTTATTTGAGAATTTTAAGATTGAATGTGTAAAACGAAAATTTTCATTCCAAAAACTTGCCGATCGAGCAGTTTATTTGTATCTTACGGACGAA